GCCTCAAGGCGTGGCTGCGCTACATGGACGACACGGTGATCTTCGCGCGCAGCCGCGAGGTGCTGGCGGTCATCCAGCACGGCCTCAAGTGGTTTTCAGAGGTCAACATGGGCCTGGCCTTTTCCAAGTGGAGCATCGGCCAGATCAGCCAGGGGCTCGACTGGCTGGGCTATCGCATCTGGCCCACGCACAAGCTGCTGCGCCGTCGTTCGGTCATTGCGGCAAAACGCAAGATCGCCCGTTATCGGCGCATCGAGGACGGCCTCGCGCTTTCCCGTTTCATTGCTTCATGGCGCGGCCACGCGCAATGGGCGAACTCTCACAACCTTCTCAATCGACTAGGAGTCGCATGATGTCCCAATACGCTTATAGCCCTGACACGGGCGAACTGATCCGCTCTGAAATCCGCGCCGACTGGATGGGCGCGACCGACGTAGCGCCGCCCGATTTTGACCCGGCCACGGCCGGCTGCTTCTGGCGCGGCGACCAGTGGGAAATCGTCAACGCGGACCTTGGCCCCAAGCTGGAAGACTTCCAGCGGGCGCACGACGCGCACCTGAATGCGGCCGCCCGGACGCGGCGCTATGACTCGATCCATACCGCTGCACTGCGCGCCGCCTATCCCGGCCCCTGGCAAGCCGAAGGGCTGGCCTTCGCGCAGTGGATGGACGCCTGCAACGCGGCCGGTTATCAATTGCTGGCCGGGGTTGAAGCCGGCACCACGCCCGCCCCGGCGACTGTCGAGGATTACCTCGCCACGCTGCCGGAACTGGTGCTGCCGTAATGCGCTGGTTTGCCTTCCTGCCGCTGGCGCTGGCCTTCGACCTGCTCGCCCGGGTGGTCGCGCCTGTCCTTCCGTTGTTCGCCGTCAAGCGCGAGGGCTGGTGCGATAACGGCTCGCGCTGGCTGTCCGAACCCCGGCTGCCCGCGTGGCTGGCCTGGTTCGACACGCCGGATAACAGCCTGTGGGGTGACAGCGGCTGGCGGACGATCCATTGTCCTAATCATTTTGATGCCTATCTCGGCATGGTCCTGTGGCTGTGGCGCAACTCAGCCTGCGGCTTTGCGCGCAGCGTCATGGCGCGCACGGTGCAATTGGCCGACGTGACCTATACCGGCAACCCGCGCACCAGCCACGCCGGTCCCTACGGACTGTTCCGGGCACGCGCCAAGGGTGCTTGGCAGTTCAAGTGGGCGGCCCCGGTGCCGGGGACGGGCTGGGTGGTACAGCTCAACCTCGGGTGGCAGATCAACTCGATGGTCGAGAGCGGCCAGCCGGTGGATCTATGCCATTACAAGATGTCGCCGAAGATCAAGCGGAGGACGTGATGCTGATTCCCAACTGGCGCAAGGTGGCAAAGAAGGCGTGGAGCGTGCGGCTGCTGGCGGCGGCCTCAGTGCTGACCGGCTGTGAGGCCGTGCTGCCTTTTGCCGGCGAGCTGCTGCCGCGCGGCACGACTGCGGTGATTACCTTCGTCATCGTGACCAGCGCGCTGCTGCTGCGCTTTGTCGCGCAGAAGGAGCTGCATGATGAGTGACAACCGCAGCCGCATCGTCAATGGCGCGACCTGGCTGGCCGCTGCGACGGCGCTGGTCGCTGCTGCCGAAGGCTTGGCGACCTACACCTACCCGGATGTCGGCGGGGTGCCGACCTACTGCTATGGCGAGACTCAGGGTGCTGAGTGGGGCAAGACCTACACCAAGGAACAATGCGATGAGCAGCTATCCAAGCGCCTGGTGGAGTTCAATCGCGGCGTGGATTCTTGCGTCAGCGTGGATCTGCCTGATACGCGCCGTGCTGCATTGGTATCTCTGGCGTACAACATCGGCGTCCCGGCGTTCTGCCGATCAACCGCCGTGCGAAAACTGAACTCGGGCGACGTGCAGGGGGGCTGCGACGCCATCCTCATGTGGAACAAGGTCAACGGCATCGTCTGGCGCGGGCTGGTCAATCGCCGCGAGAAGGAGCGGGCGCTATGCCTTTCCTGAGCCCCGTCGCCCTTTGGGCTCTCGTCTTCCTGGCCTTCACCAACCTGGCCACCCTGACCCTGTGGCGTGTCGAGGTGGCGCACCACGCGCTGACCAAAACCGAGCACGCCGAGCAGGCAGTCAAGGCGGCCCAGGCGGCGACCGCACGCCTGCAGATGGCGGCCGAACTCAATAACCAAATCGTGGCCGAAGTCACGAAGCAGGAGCAAGAAATTCAACGGCTCAACAAGGAGAAAAACGATGCCCTTCGCAAACTCACTGTCGGCCGGCCTTGCCTGTCTGGCGCTGCTGTCCGGGTGCTCAACAGCCCCGGCCAGCCTGCTGGCCCCGTGCCCGACGCCGGACCCGAGCCTCTACCAGCCGATGCCGCCTTTGCCACCGATACCGATGTCGGGCAATGGATCGCCGACGCTCAAGAGTCCTACGACACCTGCCGTGGCCGGCTTGCAGGGATCGCTTCATTCTACGAAAGGCAGCCATGAGTAGCCCGCACGGATCTGACCCTGTGACCCGCGATGACCTCGACGAGGCCTTTGCCATTCATTCAGCGGAAGAGCGCGCCTGGTTCAAGACTGAAATCTCGCGCGTGCTGCATGCCTTCCCGGACGGCATCGAGGGCCACCGCACGGCGCACGAAGCAATGATTAAGGCGGCTGCAGCGGAAGAGGAATTCTGGCGCGGCCTGAAGTCAGACATTGCCCATAAGAGCATCTGGGGAATCCTGCAGGTGCTGCTGTTCCTGACCGTGGCCGGGCTTGCCGCCAAGTTCGGCTTTGCTTTACCGCTTGGCAAATGACCGTGCTTGAGATCACGTTGCTAGGCTTGGTGGGTGTGCTGGCGGCAATCGGCCTGACGGTCACCGTCGATTGGATCGGCGCGGCACTTGATGAACTCGAAAAGGAAAAAAGCGATGACCGGAACCGTCGTTAATTTTGAGCGCTGGAAAGCGGCGCACCCGCCCGCCCTGGTCGTCTGGCAGCACGCGCTCGCCGCAGCGGTCGAGTGGCATCGCCTATGGCTGCTGGTGGTCTATGGGTCACTGCGGAAATAACCTGCGGCATTTGGGCATGATCGCTACCAGCGGGAGCTGGCGGCGGCACCTGTGGGCGGCGCAAAGCGCGGCGCAAGCGACCCCTGAAACGATAAAACCACCCGAAGGTGGTTTATCGTTTTGCGGAGCAACTAGCATTTTGCGGAGCAAATGTTAGTATCCACTTTCGCTGTATTGCTGGTGCCCAGGAAGGGACTCGAACCCCCACGGAGTTACCCGCTAGTACCTGAATCCATCGGGAAACCTAGCAACCATGCGGGTTTTCGCTGATTTCCGCTTCGCAATTCCTTGAAAAAGACCGCCCTATTTGCAAGGCTTCACGGCTGTTTGCGGAGCGGTATTCGGTGGATTTTCTTGCCGCGTGCGGCGGTGTAGTGTTCGGTCATTGCCTGGCTGGCATGGCCGAGTAAATCCTGCGCAGCGTCGAGGCCGGCCTGGTCACGCAAGTCAGTGCCCGACTTGCGGCGCAAGTCACGAAACTGGAAATCCTTGCCGGCGATGCCAGCGTCCGTGCGGGCCTTCTCGAACCGGGCGCGCAGCTTGTGCTTGGTCATTCGCCCGCCAGCTTCATCGACCAGCAGGTAGATCGAGGTGACGGCGTGCTCGGCTTTGCGCCGCTCGATGCGTTCGAGCAATTCAGCCAGGGGGCCAATGAGGGCAATGCGCTGCGGGGTGCCGGTCTTGCCCTGCCGGTATTCGAGATAGCCGTCTTTGGCATTGACCTTGCGCATGGTGATAACGTCGGCGGGGCGCTGGCCGATGTAGTAGGCAAGGTCCATCGCGTCCTTCAGATCGATTGCCGCTTTGGAATACACCGCGTCGAGCATGTCATCGCTGATATAGATCGCCTTGCGGCCGGGTAACTTCTTCAGTGTTACCGCTTCTTTCGGGTCGTTCTTCGTCAGCCCGAGGCCCCGGGCGAAGCGGAAGATCATGCCAAGGATAGCCACCTCGCGCTGGGCGCGGTGCTTCGATTCCACGCCGCGCTTCATCAGGTATTTGTTCAAGTGCGCCGGGGTGATCTGGTCGAGCGGCGCATCGCCAAAGGCAACCACCAGCTTGTCGATGGCGAACTTGTAATCCTTCTGCGTGTCGGTGCCCCGTTCATTGTAGGCAGGACTGGCCAGATATTGAGCAATTGCGTAGCCAACGGTCGGCAGCACCGGGTTGGGCGACATGTTCAGCTCTGCCCACTTCTGCACGGCGAGCACGTAGTCGGACCCGAGCGGTATATCCTTGCGCGGCTTGCCCCCGTCGTCGTAGTAATAGTAGGTTGGTCCGCCTGGACGGCGCTGCTTCGCACGCATCCGGGGTGGGAGGTTGGAATTTACCGAAGGTTTGCGGCCCATTTTGGTTCCCACGTTTTCGGTTGCGTCGGTTGTTTGCCGCCTTCGATGGCTGACCGGGCGACGGCCGGGCGGCCAGCGGCGTTGACTCTGAATGGTATGCCCTGGCGGCGCAGCTCTGCAACCTGCTTGCTGTGCCAGCGGTATCCGGTCAGGATGTAGAGTTCTTCGTCATCCAAAAACATCATACGCCTCGTTGCGTGTCCTCGAAATCGATCAGCAAGTCGAGAAAGTGGCGGGCTTTCTTCAAGTCCTCGACCCCGTTCTTCTTGCGCCAGCGGCTGACGTACTTGATGACGCAGCCCTCGAAATAGCCGATGCCGTTTTTGTGGATGTACTCGACCGGCTGGATGGGCATGTCCTTGTAGTGGTTGCCGCCCACCTGCGTGGTCAGCGCGGCCGCGTATTCTGGTCGTTTCTCGCTCATCGTTGTTTCCTCTTCATGGCTTCAAGTAGTAGGTCTTGCACCTCGCGCTTCGACTCGCGGCGGGCCATCACCAGCTCGTCCACGGTGTCGGCGGCGACAATGTGGTAGATGAACACCGGGCGGTCGTGCCCGGCCTGCGCCTGGCGCGTGGGGCCAATGCGCTCGATGATTTGCTGGAACTCTTCGAGGTTCCAGTTGTGGCCGAAGAAGGCCAGGATGTTGCCGCCGTCCTGCAAGTTCAGGCCGTGGCCGGCACTGGCCGGATGGGCGAACAACACCGGGATTTTTCCCGCGTTCCAGTCGCGGATGGTTTGCGGGTTCTTGTCGAGCGCGCGCCCCTTGGGGAAGGTGCGCTGCAGGCGGGCGAGGTCACTCTTGAAGTGATAGGCGACCAGTACCGGCATGCCGGCCGCTTCCTCGATCACGTCTTCAAGGGCTTGCAGCTTGGCGTCATGGACTTCGGCAAAGGCGCTGCACTGCTCGTCGGTATAGAGAGCACCGTTCGCCAGTTGCAGGCACTTCATGGTCTTGCTGGCGGCGTTGAACGCTTCTACTTCGGTGCCGCAATCGAGCGCGAGGAACATTTCGCGTTCCATGTCGCGGTACAGGCGGCGGGCTTTGGCCGGCAGTTCCACGCGGATGACGTTGACGATGGGCTCGGCAATGTCGAAGTAATCGCGGGCGTTGAGGGCAAGGCACAGATCCCGCAAGCGGTCTTCAATCTGTTCCTGGGCGAAGGGCAACGGGTCAAGGCGTACCGCGTGGCGGTCGTTGCCCACTTGAATGGACTGGAACCACCGCGACTTGAACGCCTCGAAGCTGCGGCCAAGGCGCACGCCCTGGTCGAGGAACCACGCTTGCCCCCACAAATCCGCCAGGCCGTTGGGGCTGGGCGTGCCGGTCAGTTCGATGAAGCGGTCGACCTTGCAATGGGCCACGCGGGCGAGTTCGTGCGCGCGCTTGCCGCCCTGTTTGAGGCGGAAGGACTTGAGCTTGGTGGATTCGTCGGCCACGACCTTGCGGAATGGCCACTTGTTGCCGAAGTGCTCGACCAACCACGGCAGGTTCTCGTAGTTGGTGGTGTAGATCGTCGCCGGGCGCTTGAGCGCGGCGCGGCGCTCTTCGGGCGTGCCGACAACGGCCGACACTTCCACGTTGCGCAAGTGCGCCCACTTCCGCGCCTCGTCGGGCCAGGTGCTCGTCGCCACGCGCAGCGGGGCGAGCACCAGCGCGGGGCCGGGTTCGGTCAGTTCGAGGATGTCGAGCGCGGTCAGCGTGCCGACACTCTTGCCCATGCCCATGCCGGCCCATATCGCGCAGCGTGGCAGGTCGAGCGCCTGCTCGATGATGGCGTGCTGATACTCGCGGGGGGTGAATGCCTGGCGGGTCACTTGCCACCTTTCCGAACCGTGGCGTCGTAGTCCTCGCCTCTGCCGCGATGCTGGCAGCCGGTACAGCTTGGGTCGGTCAGGCTCAAGTCGAAGCGGCAGCGGTCGCTCATGGCATGGTTCAGTTCGCGCGGCAGATTCCAGCAACCATAGCGATGGTCGGCGGCAATCTTGGTGCGCTCATGCACAGGATGATCGAGGACGGCCATTACCGCAGCACCTCGTCGACGCCTTCAAAGCTATCAACCACCTCGACGCGCTGGCCCATGGCGCGCATGCGTTCGTGCTCGCGCTGCTGGTGCGGCTTGGCTTTCTCGCCCGGGGCTTTGAGTTCAACCCAGACGGTGCGGTCGGGCAGCATGACCAGGCGGTCGGGTGCGCCGTGACGACCTAGCCACTTGACCTTGCGCACTTCACCGCCCAGCGCCTTGACGCGCTCGACGAGATAGTCCTCGATGGTGCGCTCACGCATGGCAAAACTGCAGCCAGGTGAAGTGAAGGGCCGCCGAACGGGAATAGCCACGGTCGCGGTACATCTGGTAGAAGCGGAGGTATCTCATGTCAATCCTTGCGGTAGCGGTAGGCTTCGAAGCCGGCCGCAGCAAGCGGCAGGTTCTCGGCCCAAGGGGGCGTGGTTGCCATCAATCCGGCCAGGTGGTCGGCGTTGAATTTTTTGCGGTCGGGTGCTTCGGTGATGTTTTCGTCGTGCACCGTCAGCACAATCTCGTAGCCAGCGGCTTCAATGGCCGGCATGTTGCAGGCGAGTACATCGCGGCTGGCGGCCTGGGTCACGTTCTCGGCGAGCTTGCCGCCGTAGGTCTTGAGGCGCGACCACTTGCGGGAATACTGATTGACGCCCATGTACGAGAGCTTGCCGGCTTCATCAACCTGCGGGCTCGGGTAGCACAGGAAGCGGCCGGACGGCAGGCGGATACGCAGCCACGCGCCGTCGCGGCGCAGCTTGAGCATGCGGCATTCATAGGTCACGCCAGGGCGCAGCACGGCCAGGCGGGCGGCTTCGTCGAGGTCTTTCCAGAATGAAGCGATGGCCGGGTGGGCGTAACGCCACGAGCGCTTGAACGAATCGCAGACCAGCCAGGCGCGGTCGGTCAGGTCGAAGGTCGGGCGGCCTTGCTGCTTTGTCCATTCCAGCGCCTTGGCGGCTTCGGCCAGGATGTTGGCCGGGATAGCGCCGATGGCCTGCTCGCCCATGGCTTCGAGGTCGATACCGTAAGCGGCCGCAAACGTGAGGAAGGCACTGACCCCGCCTTCGTAGCCGAGGGCGAGTTCCTGCACCTTGCCGACTTGCCGGTTGTCCTTGGTCACGGCTTCGGGCTTGATGCCGAACGACTTGGCATAGGCCAGCTTGTAGAGGTCGTGGCCCTTGCCGGCGTCGTAGTCGCGGAAGGCCTGCAGCTTCCATTCCTCGCCGGCCAGCCAGGCGAGCACCCGGCCTTCGATGTTGGACAGGTCAGCAACCACCAGCTTCTTGCCGGCGGGCGCAACGATGGCCCCACGAATGGCGCTGCTCGTCAGCTCCATGACGTTGCCGAACAGCAGGTCTTCGCAATCCGATTTCATCGCCTCGATGCCGAGGTCGATCTTGTCTTGATCGAGCACCGGGCGCGGCAGGTTTTGCGGCTGGAACAGGCGACCGGCCCAGCGGCCCGTGCGGCTGGCCCCGTTGAATTGCAGGGTGCCGCGCAGGCGGCCGTCGCAGCTCACGGCCTTGACGAGGGTTTTATATTTGCTCGTGCTGGTGGTGCTGGCCTGCAAGCGGATGGCGAGCAGTTCGCGCAACTCGGGCGGCAGGTCGGCGTCATTGACGCGCCGTTCCAGCGTGCTTTGCTGCATGTCCGGCAACTCGATGCCGTAGGCGGCCGTCAAATGCTTGAGCAAGGCGTCGCGCTGCGTGGCCGACTGCACCACGCCTTCGGTCAGCTTGTCGGTGCGGGCGGCAAGAATCTTTTGCGCGCGTTCCACGGCACGAATGGCGGCGTGGGCGAGGTCGACGTCGACCTTGACGCCTCGGTCGTTGATGCGCTGGTCGAGGTGCCACAAGGCCAACTCACTGCCCTGGAAGTTCCACACCGGCAGCTTCTTGTCGATCGCGCGCATGGCCTCGATGTCGAGCGCGGCGTACTCCACGAACTTGGCCCACTCGGCGGGGTGTGTTTCGCGCGTGGCGCGGCGCACCTTGCTGGTGGCCGGGCGCGGCTTGCAGAACAGCATGATGAGCTGACGGCCGGCTTTGTCCTTGGCCTTGTCGGTCGGCACCTTGAGGATGTCGCACAGATCGCCCAGCGAGCCCGGCAGGGAGTGGGCCAGGGCCCTGACCATGGTGTCGCGCCAGCGGTCGAGCGACGAGCACCACTCGGGCATGGCGTGGTGCAGCACCGTGCGGTCAAAATGCGAATTGTGAGCGCACACCGTAACGCCCTGGACACATAAGGCGGCGGCCAGTTTGTCGGGTATGCGCCGGGTTTCGGTACGGTCCCACACGCTGACCGGGCCGTCGTCGATGGCGTAGGCAAAAAGCATGACTTCCGCGTGTTCGGCGTAGGCGTGGGTGCCGTTGGTGATCGGCACTTCGCTGTAGGTTTCGAGGTCCAAATAAAGCGTGGTCATTGCGGGTCCGTGGTTGGTTTTTGCAGTGCCCTGCGGTTGATCCCGCAACCTTTCTCCTATAGAGGCAGGGCACTGCAAAAAGCCCTCTTTCGAGGGCGCGAGGGTTAAACGAGGTCGTCGGCGGTTGCGCCTTCGGCGATGTCGTCGAACTCGTCTTCACTGGCGGCACCGCCACCGGCAAAGGCGTCGCCATCCTTGAAGAACTGAACACCGCGCAGGCTGGCGTTGATGCGCTTGCCGTAGTTGTTGTCCTGCGCCCACAGTTCGACGCTGGCATTCACGTAGCAGCCGGCATACGGCTTGCCGTCCTGCTCGGCCAGGGGCGACTTGTCCTTGTCGATGACCAGCGGGCGGGTGGCGCTGCGCGCGGACACGTACAGGTTGCCGGGGAAGCCGTCATAGTTCGACTTGAGGTCGCCGTCGTGCAGGGCCACCTTGTCGGTGGCGCGCATCTGCTTGAGCACGGCGTCGGCCTTGGTGCCCCACTTCTCTTTTGCCACTTGCTCGATGGCCTGATTCAGCGCCTTGACCTGGGGGTCGGCGGGGTCAATCAGGAACGAGGCGGAAAAAGCGGGCTTGCCTTCGCCATTCACGGTTTTGGCTTCGAAGAGCACCGGGAAGGCCAGGCGCACGTTGTTGAGTTTTACTTTCATGGTTAAAGCTCCTTGGTTTGGAAACACTGGGGGTGGTCACGCTTGACCCGCTCGACGGCTTTCTCGATGGCTTTCACACGCGCGAGCGGGTCATTGCGCGTGATGGGGGTTTGTGCCGCCTGCTGTAGCAGCGTTGCGGCTTCTTGAGGCAGGACACCGGCAGGCGGCGGGGTTTTCACACCAAGTCCTCCCCGGTGTCGGTCACGTCGGCGAACTCGTCGGCGGATGCCGTCACGTTGAGGGCGGGGCGCTTGTCGCTGGCCGGGGCCACGCTGGGCTTGCCTTCGCTTTGCGTGATAAGTTCCTGCAAGCGCGGCCACTGGCGGGGCCCGATGGTGCCGGCCTTGTGCAGCTTGTCGGCGGTGGTCGGGCTAATCAGGCTGAAGTCGTACATCTCTTCCAGCTTCAGGCGCATCGACTTCATGGCCGCCTCGACCTCGGCGTCGTTCGTCCAGCGGCGGGAACCACGGCGGCCCTCAACCAGCTTGAAGCCGGGCACTGCACGGCCGGCCAGCAGTTCGCTCTCGGCCCGGGCGCGGATAGCCTTGCACCAGCCTTCGATCAGATCCACCGCACCCAGCAGGTTGCCCAGCGTGGCGTTGTCGACGGTGCGCTCGGCGGCATGCTCGATCTGCGGCGCGACCGGCTGCTCGATATCCACAAAGTCGTCGGCAACGGTGGCCAGCACGTGGTTGGTCAGCGCCGGGCAGATCGCCTTGGCCTTGCAGAAACGACACTGCTTGTCGCCGGGGGTGAGGTCTTCCGCTTCGTCGACGCCCAGTTCGAGACACTTCAGCGCCCATTCTGCGCGGGGCTTGATACGTTCCTCGAAGGTGCGCAGGTTGGCACCCGGCAGGCCTGGGCCGGAAGTAACCGGAATGGCCCACTCGCTGACATGATCGAGGCGCGGCTGGTGGATGACCATGCGCACGCCTTTGAACTCGCCGAGGAATTCATATTCGGCGAGGGCGGCCGACGCATAGATCGCCAGTTGCTCGTTCTGTTCGGCATCGACCTTGACGCCTCGGCCGTACTTCAAATCGACGATGATGAGTTCGTCGGCGGTCAGGACCACGGCGTCCGACGTGCCCTTGGCATCCGGCTCGCCGGTCAGGTGGGTGATGCTCAGGCGCTGCTCGACCATGAGTTCGCCCTTGAGCGAACGCACGTAATCGACGTACTTCTGCACCTGGGCGGCCATGTCGACCGTGACTTCCCACTCCTTGCTGCCGACCTTTATCAGGCGGCCGAGATAGGCGGTCGTGTCGTTGTCCGTGGCCAGGGTCATGGCGGCCAGTTCGTGCGCGGCGGTGCCCTCGTCGGCGAAGTCGCTGGAATCGTCCGGGCAGGTTGATTCAAGCGCGACACTGCCTGGGCACGCGGCCCAGCGGTGCGCGCTGCTTGGGGAGAGTTTGGCGTGCTCGGCCATGGTTTCAGGCCCCGGCCTTTTCAGCAGCGGCGATGATGTCGGCGAACTGCTCGGGCTTCACGTCGGGCAGCTTGGCCGCGCCAAACGCGGTCAGCACGGCCACCGCAGCGTCGCGGCCCTTCACCTTCGACAACTTGGTGATGGCAGCGGCCGCATCCTGGTAGGTCGGTGCATCGGCCGGGCGGTTGGCGTGGTCGTGCAATGCCTTTTCAGCAGCGGCGGCGGGCATTTGGGTAACGCCTTCCGCACCCGACGGCGGGAGAGTCGCCGGCTCGGGTGCGGTTTCCGTGGCGGCAACGTCGGCCGGGCGAGAAAGGGAGACTTCCGGCGTGTTGCTAGCAGTGTTTTGAGCCACCGCTGCCTGGGCTTTCTTCAGTCTTGCCGCCGGGTTCATAAGGGCAGCCATGACGATATTCAGTTGATCGGGATTGGAAATGGTGATGGTCATCGGGAACATGGTTTGAATCTCCTTACTTGGTGTTTTTGGCGAGGTCCGCCAGGCGGGAAAGAACATCGCCGGCATCGGTGGCAATGTCGAAAAACTGGTCAGCCCGTTGCAACTTGGCGCGCAACTGGTCGGGCGTGTGGATGTCGTCATCGTTCAGGACTTGCAGCAGCTCGGCCATTTCCTTGAGGCTGGACGGGTGCGACTCGCACACGGCCTTGAGGTCGTTGCAGTCGATTTCGTAGTCGTCGACGACTTCACGAAAGCCGGGGTCTTCCTGATCGAGCAGGGCTTCAAAGCGGGTGAGCAGTTCGACCTCGGCGGCCGTGCTGGTCAAGGGGTCGAGTTCGGAATGCAGCGCCATGACGAGGTGGCTATCGTCCATGGAGGCCATGAGGTTCGCGGTCAGGGCCATGGCTTACAGCCCGCAGCACATAAAGAGGACATCGACGAACGAGGCATCGCCTGTGCGTGCGCCTTGCTCGATGCACATTTGGAGGTATTGCTGGTTGAACATGGTTTGCGCTCCTTGTTGTTGATGGAGCAATATTAAAACAATTGTTTTCTGTCGGTCAATAACAATTGTTGTATTTCTACACAAATTTTTTTCAACAAAAAGCCCGCACGCGGCGGGCCAAGTTGAAATCAGGAAAAGCTAAATACTGGGGGCGGGTGGCGGCGGGGGCGGTACGTATCTTTCGTCGACGCATTGATAGACGATTCGGTAGGTCTTTGACCAGCACGGGCTAAGGCCTTGCGGATGGCAGGCTATCTGAACTGGTAACTGGCTGTTGAAAACCTCCGCGCCGGCATACCCCCAGTTCTTGCACCGCCTGGCGGCCTCGGCGTTTGCCTGCTGCGCGTCCCACTGAACCTCTGTTTCGCTGATCCCCATCTTTGGCGGCACTTCAATACCAAGGACAACCGCGCCGTCTGCCTTGCTGCCGCCTACACCGACCCAGTTCATCCTTTCGATTGTCGTGCAGCCGGCGAGCGCAGTTGCGGTCAACATGGAAATCAGGGCGGTTTTCATTCCGAGCGCCAGTTGCTTGGCGAGTGTTTCTTGAAGTAGGTATCTTTAACGGTTTGGTGAGCAGGGAAGTCTGGAACAGCATCAGGCGCATTTTCTTGCTGGGCGTGGTTCTTCGCGGTTTGCTTGCGGTCGGAATAGTCCCACCAAGCCTTTCGATAGGCCAGCAGAGCATACCAAACAGCAAAGAGCAGCAGGAAAGGCCAGAAGCAAACCCACGCCAACCAGTGCGCTGGTCCGGGGGTGCCCCATTCATCGCGCCAGGGCAATACGGCCACCGCCAACAGCAGGCCAACAGCAATTGACGCGAGCATCCAGAGGGCGGTCATAGTCCGCCCGCGCCGCTCTTGTCGCGGACGCGCCCGATGATGGTGATGTGCTCTTCGACCAGCTCGGGGGCGACCTCTTCGTCTTTATAGGCGGGGTTGTCGCTACGCAGCGTCAGCGTTCCGTTGAGGCGACGGTAGAGGCGTTTCAAGCGCAGCTCATTGCCGTAGCGAAGCGCGTAAACCTTGCCGTCAATGAGGTTCGTTCGGTCGTTTTCCGCCAGATTGACGAGCACTGAGTCGTTGGCAAACAGGAAGGGTTCCATGCTGTCGCCAATCACTTTGAAGCGGCGGACGTTGGCGGGGTTGATGCCGTATTTCTGGAACCACGAAAGCCGATAGGTGGCGCGTTCGCTTTCCTCGATCAGTTCGTAATTGATCTGGTGCCCATTGCCGGCGCTGAAATGCACGCGGTATTCCGGGATTTGAATGCTGTCGTCTGGGACCGGGTCTTCTGGATGTATCGCGGTCACGTTGGGCAGGCCGTCAATCAGCGTCGATACAGGAACCCCAAGTGCAGCAGCTAAATCCGCCGTGAAACGAGACGAGGCACTGTCTCTGTTTTCGAGCGCAGCAATAGCGCCCTGGGAAACCCTACCGTTGGTGCGGGCTGAGAGTTCGTCCTGGGTCCAGTCTTTAGCTTCACGGAGTTTTTTGAGGTTCTTGCCGAGTGCCATCTCTTCAATCTAAAACATTTGTTGTAGTAAAGCAAACAACAAATGTTTTGACCAAAGAACAACAAATGTTTTAACCTTGCAAATGTTCGTTATTTTAGGGGTTCAATTATGACAAGTCCATTACTTCGGGCCGTGGCTTCGGCAGGCTCACAATCTGAGCTAGCCCGGCGAATCGGCGTTCGCCAGATGCACGTGTGGAACTGGATAAACCGGTCGAAGGGCAAGGTTCCCGGCGAGTATGTTATCGCCATAGAAAAAGCGTCGGGCGTAAGCCGGCACGAGCTGCGCCCGGATTTATACCCGGTGGAGGACTTCGACGACTGCACCGATAGCGAAGGCGGCGAAGTGTGAGGGCACCGTGGGAGTTGATAGAGGGCGAGGCCCTGCCGGCGTTGCACGCCATGGCCGACGAGTCGGTCGACGCAGTCATTACTGACCCGCCCTATTCATCGGGCGGGTTTTCACGTGATGACAAGGGCAAAGACCCGGACGCGAAGTACACTCAAAGCTCAAGCCAGGGGCGATATCCGACCTTCTCGGGCGACTCGCGCGACCAGCGCAGTTATATGACCTGGTGCGCGTTGTGGATTGCCGAATGCACGCGCGTGCTCAAGCCCGGCGGCTACTTCATGGCCTTCACCGACTGGCGGCAGTTGCCGGTGATGACCGACGCGGTGCAGGCCGGCGGCATCTTCTGGCGCGGCATCATCGCCTGGGATAAGGGCCGGGGCGCACGGGCACCGCACAAGGGCTATTTCCGGCACCAGTGCGAATACATCGTATGGGGCACCAAGGGCGCGGCCATTCAGTTGGAGCATGACGGCCCGTTCGACGGCTGCATTCAATCGACCGTCAAGCGCGACGACAAACATCATATGACCGGCAAGCCGACCGCGCTCATGCGCGAACTGGTGCGCCCCGTTCAGCCAGGGGGGGGTAGTGCTCGACCCGTTCGCCGGCAGTGGCACCACGGGCGTAGCGGCGGTGCTTTCCGGGCGTCGTTTCATCGGTATCGAGCGCGAGGCGGCTTATGCCGACATTTCGCGGGCGCGATTACTGGCAGCCGAGGACGAGTTCTTCGGCGTGGCTGACCTGATCTGAGAGCGAGACGATGACTTCCAATTTTCAAGACCACGGCCGCGCCCTGCTGGGCAATGGCTATCTGATTATCCCAATCAAGCCGGGCCACAAGCGCCCGGCGCTGGACAACTGGCAAACGGCCCGCCTCGGTGCCGCCGACCTGACCCGCTACCCGCACCACGGCGTCGGCGTGCTGTGCGGGCAAGGTGCGCAGCCGGTGGCCGCTATCGACGTGGATACGACCGACGCGGGCCTGGCGTCGCGCTTCGTCGAATGGTGCCAAGAGCACCTCGGGCTGACCTGCGAGCGTGTCGGCTTCGCGCCGAAGATTCTGTTGGCCTATCGTGCCGAGGCCGAAGGCTGGGGCAAGGCCACGGGCGCATGGTTCGAAGACCTGGGCGGTGCGCGCCATCGGCTTGAGGTGCTGGGCAAGGGCCAGCAGTTCGTGGCCTATCACATTCACCCCGACACGGGCGCACCCTATGAGTGGGTCGACCTGTTCGGTGGCCTGGAAGCCATGCGCACCAGTGACCTGCCAGTGATTACCGAAGCGCAGGTCGAAGAAGCCCTGCAGGTCTTCGAGCAAATGGCCGACGAGGCCGGCCTGATCCGCGTATCCGGCAGCAAGAACAAAGCCGGCGGCATGACCTCGGCACCTAGCGACGACCCGCTCATGGCCTACGAGCCGCCCGTGGGCATCGACATGGCCGAGGCCAAGCGGCTGGTTGATTACGTCGATAACGAGGACTACGACACCTGGCTGAAAGTCGGCATGTCCTTGCATCATGAATTTGACGGCGACGTGGGTGCGCTCGATTTGTGGGACGAGTGGTCCAGCATGGCCACCAACTACGCAAGCCGCGAAGACCTCGAAAAGCGGTGGGATAGTTTCGGCCGTTCCGGGCGCAACCCAACGACGGCGCGCTGGCTGCTCAAGATCGGCAATCAGGGCAAGCGCGACGCGGTGAAGGCGGAAAAGCGCACCGCCCTGGAAGAGGCCAAGGATCTGATTCTCGCCTGCGCCGACTCTATCGACTTGGTGAATGACGTAGCGCGCAAGGCCGGCGAAGCTGCGGGTACCGACCTCGCGCTGCGTGCCGAACTGGCCGGTCTGATTCGCGCCCGCTTCAAGGATTTGACCTCGACGCTGTTGCCGGTGGCCGACGTGCGCGCAGCCATGGCCGGCGGGCGCAAGGCGGTGCAGTTCAACAAGCAAAAGCGCCAGCCTACAGAATTCGGCAACGCCGAGCGCATGCTCGACCACTACGGCGAAGGCGTGCGCTACGTGCCCGAGATTGACGGCTGGTTCATGTGGACGGGCAACTACTGGCGGCGCGCGGCCGGCGTTGAGCTTGAGCACCTGGCGAAGGAAACCATCCGCGCGCTACCCGACGAGGCCAAGACCATCGAGAGCGACGGCGAGCGCGCCGACTTCTTCAAGTTCTGCGCCATCAGCCAGCGGGCCGTGATGGTGCGCAACATGGTCAGCCTGGCGCAGTCCGACCCGCGCGTGGTGGTCAGCGTGGCCGACCTCGACAAACACTCGCACCTGTTGGGCGTGGGCAATGGTGTGGTCGACCTGCGCACGGGCAAGCTGTTGCCGGCCGACCAGGCGTACTACATCACGACCATTACCGGCGTGGAATACGACCCCGGCGCAGCCGCACCCCTCTTCGAGCAAACCGTGGCCGACGTGTTCTTCGGTGACGCCGACCAAATCGAGTTCTTCCAGCGCCTTGTCGGCTACTCGCTGCTGGGCAAGCCGGACGAGGACGTGCTGGCCATTCCCTACGGGTCAGGCTCGAACGGCAAGAGCACGGTGCTGGGGGCCATCCGCGACGCCCTGGGCGAGCACGCCAAGATGGCGAGCAGCGAAACCTTTTTGAGTAGCGGCATGGGGGGTGGCAATGCCGGCGCAGCGCGCGAGGACGTGCTACGGCTGCGCGGTGCGCGCTTTGTCTATGTCAGCGAGCCCGACGAGGGGAGCGAGCTGCGCGAGGGCCTTATCAAATCGATGACCGGGGGCGAGCCGCTGCCAGCGCGCGGCCTGTATTCCAAGACGACGGTCGAGGTTGCGCCTACGTGGGTGGCCTTCATGCCGACCAATCACCGCCCTATCGTCAAGGGTGACGACCACGCCATCTGGCGGCGGTTGCTGCCCGTGCCATTCACGCGCAACTTCGACCAGGACCTGACGGTGGTTAAGGATCCTGACCGTGCCGAGAAGCTGGCGGCCGAGGCGCGCGGCATCCTGGCGTGGTGCGTGCGCGGTGCGCTGGCCTACCGCAAGGATGGCCTGCAGCCGCCGGCCACGGTGCGCAAGGCGCGCGAGGATTACAAGAGCGATATGGATTTGCTGGGCGAATGGCTCGACGAGTGCTGTGAGCTTGGCCCCAACCAGGTGGATAGCAACGCGCGGCTTTGGGCCAGTTGGGAAGCCTTCGCCAAGGCGCGCGGCGAGCTTCGTTTCATCGCTTCGGCAAAGAGTTTGGGGCGTCGGCTGCAGGCGAAAGGACTGGAACCCGTGATGAATAACTATGGGTTGAGGGGGCGCGGGCTTGTCGGTATCCGCGTGCGACAAATGGGTGATTTCAATTGAACGCGCAGCGTTTTGCATGTTGCGACTTTCTGCGCGCTTGTTGTGTGCAGTTTTCTGCAATCTGCAATTTGTTGCGCGTTCGCAGCGGGGGCCGGCTTTGTTTTTGGAACGTTTGGAACGTTTCTAGCCCTTTTTTAAGGAAGTTTCTCACGTGTACATGAGAAGAAGTTAGTCAAAAAACCGTGAAAAACGTTCCAAACGTTCCACGTAAAAAATTGCAGACTCAAGGAGGGCGGCGCATGCAGAAAACAGTGGCGGTAAATGAGGCGGGTTTGCGCATCGGTGAGGACCATCCGAATAGCAAGCTGACCGATGCCGAGGTGGAGCGTATCCGCTCGCTGCATGAGGCCGGCATGAGCTACGAACTGCTGGCCGAGAAGTTCGAGGTCAGCAAGTGGGCGGTGGGCAGGATCTGCCGCTATGAGCGTCGAGCGCAGCCCCCGGTCGATTTCAAGCGGGTGCACGTGCCGGATTGCGATTGAGCGAGGATTGACGATATGAAATTTACACCTGAAAAAGCCACCGCGTTTTGTGCTGCCCTTGCCGAGACTGGAATCGTCGGCAAGGCTTGCGTGGCCGTCGATATTTCGCGCCGTACCGCGTACAACTGGCGCGAGGATTGCCCTGAATTTGCCCTGGCATGGGATAAGGCGCTGAAGATCGGGGTGACGGCCTTGGAGGATGAAGCGCACCGCCGGGCCTTCGACGGCACCCTGGAACCAGTGTTCCACCAAGGCGATGAGTGCGGGGCCGTGCGCAAGTACAGCGACACCCTGGCCATTTTTCTGCTTAAGGCCCACGCCCCCGAGAAGTACCGCGAGAACACCCGCATGGAGCTGACCGGGGCCAACGGCGGCCCGGTGCAGATCAGCGATGCCGAACGGGCCGCGAAGGTTGCCGCCATCCTTGCCAGCGCCCAGGCCCGCAAGGATGGCGATGTTAGCGACCTCGTTTGACCCTGCGCTGATTGCCTACCTCACGCCCGAGGAACTGGCCCAACTCGATGCGCTGATTGCCAGCGACCCAACCATCTGGCGGCCCTTGCCCGGGCCGCAGCGCCTGGCCTACGAATCCACCGCCGACATCATCGGCTATGGCGGCGCAGCCGGCGGCGGCAAGACCGACCTGGCCTGCGGCAAGGCCTTGACCCAGCACCAGAAGGTGCTCGTGCTGCGCCGTGAGGCGACGCAGCTTACCGGCATCATCGACCGATTCACCGAACTGATCGGCGGCCGCGACGGCTACAACGGCGCAGAACGCATCTGGCGACTGCCACGCAAGCAAATCGAGTTCGGTTCTACCCCGAACCTCGACGACTGGAACAAGTACCAGGGCCGCCCCCACGACCTGCTGGTGTTCGACGAGGCGGCCAACTTCCTTGAAAGCCAGGTGCGCGCCCTGCTCGGCTGGCTGCGCTCGGTGGATCCGGCCCAGCGCTGCCAGGCGCTGCTGACTTTCAACCCGCCGACCACGGCCGAGGGCCGGTGGATCGTCGCCTTCTTCGCGCCGTGGCTCGACCCGAAGCACCCGAATCCGGCGCAGCCGGGCGAGCTGCGTTACTTCGCCATGATCGACGGCGAAGAGGTCGAGGTAGCGACCGGCCAACCCTTCACGCACGGCGCGGATTTGGTCACGCCACTCTCGCGCACCTTCATCCCCTCGCGGGTATCGGACAACCCCTACCTGACAGGAACCGGCTACATGGCGACCTTGCAATCCCTGCCCGAGCCCCTGCGCTCGCAAATGCTCTACGGCGACTTCCAGGCGGGTATCGAGGACGACCCGTGGCAGGTCATCCCCACGGCTTGGGTGGAAGCGGCACAAGCGCGCTGGAAGCGGCCCGACAAGCTGGCCGCGATGGATTCGCTCGGCGTCGACGTGGCGCGCGGCGGGCGCGACCAGACCATCATCGCCCGCCGGCACGGTATGTGGTTCGACGTGCCCCTGGTCTATCCGGGCACCGCGACGCCGGACGGCCCGGCGGTGGCTGGCTTGTCGATTGCTGCCAAGCGCGACGATGCCGTGATCCATATCGATGTCATCGGCGTCGGCTCGTCGCCCTACGACTTTCTCAACGAGGCCCGCCAGCAAGTGGTCGGCGTCAATGTCTCGGAATCCGCCACCGCAACGGACAGGTCCGGCCGACTGCGTTTCAAGAACCTGCGTTCGCAACTGTGGTGGCAGATGCGCGAGGCGCTGGACCCGACCAGCAACACGGGCATTGCGTTGCCGCCCGACCGCGAGCTGCTGGCCGACCTGTGCGCCCCGACGTGGGAACTGTCGGGCTCGACCATCTACGTGGCGAGCCGCGAGCAGATCATCGACAAGATCGGCCGTTCGCCCGACTTCGGCAGCGCCTACGTGCTGGCCCTCATGGATACCCCCAAGCGCGCCGTCATTGCTGCGCTGGGTGGCAAGAAGCAGCGGGAATACGACCCCTACCGCTAGGGTGCACGTACCAAGGCCGGCAGCGCATAGATTGCCGGCATGACCATCACGATTCGAAAACGCGCCGCCATCGAAATCCTCGACGCGCCAAACATCGCCGACCTGCTGGCGGAGTACGCTGCGGAGTCGGCTATCGATGGGCTCGGCTGGCCGATGGCGCACCTCGACACCTACCAGGCGCTCGATGCTTCCGGGATTCTGCACGCGCTTGGCGCGTTCGATGGCGACACCCTCGTCGGGTTTCTGTTTTTCATCGTATCCCGGTTGCCGCACTACAACGCCCAGCCCGTCGCCACGTCCGAATCGTTTTTCGTGGCCAGCACGGCCCGCAAAAGCGGCGCGGGGTTGAAGCTGCTGCACGAGGCCGAGCACGCCGCGCGGGAACTGGGGGCCGTCGGCTTTCTGGTCAGCGCGCCTGTGGGCAGCCGCCTCGAAAGTGTATTGCCTGCCGTGAGCTACCGCGAAGCGAGCCGTGTGTTCTTCCGGGGGCTTTTGTGATTCCTGCGCTGATCGACTCGCCTAGCCTGCCCGCGATGTCCGTGGATGCGCTTGAAAAGGTGCGCCGAGTCGAAGCGTGCCTAATGGAAATGCCGCAGGCGGACATTCCTACCGCGCATTTGCTGCATGCCGGGCTGTACGCCCGAACCATTCGCATCCCGGCCGGGGTTGTCCTGACCGGCGCGCTCATCAAGCTGGCCACGGTGCTTGTCCTGAGCGGCAGGGCCACCGTCTACACCGGCAACGAGGCGCTGGAACTGTGCGGCTATCACGTCCTGCCGGCCAGCGCAGGCCGCAAGCAGGTATTCGTGGCGCACGAGGATACCGATTTGACGATGCTTTTTCCAAGCACCGCGCTATCGGTCGAGGACGCCGAGGCGGAATTTACTGACGAAGCGCATCTGCTCTTATCGCGTCGCGCTTCGGCTTTTACAGGGGATTGACATGTCAGGTGCTGTTACTGCTGTTGCCATCGGGGCAACTGTTGCGGGGGCCGCCGCGATTTCCTATTCCAGCGCGAAGAAGTCTCAGGCCTTGCAGAAACAAGCCATCGCTTCGCAGGAAGAGCAAGCCAACGAGGCCCTGGCGCAGCAGCAGTCGGCCGATGCGCAGCAGCTTGAAGCCTCGCAGTTGGCCCTCGCCGAGCAGAGGCGGGCGACCGACGCGACGATTGCCCAGTACCGCGAGCAGTCCGCCCTGGCGACCAAGCAGGCCGAGGAAAACCGCAACCGGATGAATGCCAAGCTACCCGACACGGCCGCGCTGCGCGCAGGCAACCGGCAAGGCGCGAACGCAGGCATCGGCAGCACGATGCTGACCAGCGCCAAAGGCGTCGACCCCGGCTCGCTGAAGCTCGGCAAAAACACGTTGTTGGGTCAATGATGGCCGACAAGCGCACCCCGCAGAAGGAAGTGATTGCCCGCTGGGGGCAACTGAAGAACGAGCGCGCCAGTTGGATGGCGCACTGGAAGGAAATCAGCGAGTACCTGCTGCCGCGTTCCGGGCGCTTCTTCATCGAGGATCGCAACCGGGGCGAGCGCCGGCACAATGCGATTTATGACAGCACCGGCACCCGCTCGCTGCGCATCCTCGCCGCCGGCATGATGGCCGGCATGACCAGCCCGGCCCGCCCGTGGTTCCGACTGACCACGGCAGACCCCGAGCTGGACGAGTCGTCCGCCGTCAAGGCCTGGCTGGCCGACGTAACCCGGCTCATGCAAATGGTGTTTGCCAAGTCCAACACCTACCGCGCGCTGCATTCCTGCTACGAAGAGCTGGGCGCGTTCGGCACGGCCAGCAGCCTGGTGCTGCCCGACTTCGACGGGGTGATTCATCACCATCCGCTGACGGCCGGCGAATTTGCCATGGCCGCCGACCACCGGGGCCAGGTCAATACGCTGTACCGCGAATTCCAGATGACCGTGGCGCAGGTTGTCAGCGACTTCGGCCTTGATGCCTGCAGCAACACCGTGCGCAGCCTGCATGACCGCAACGCGCTCGAACAGTGGGTGACGGTGGTGCAGGCCATCGAGCCGCGCGCCGACCGCGAGCCCGGCAAGCGCGATGCGCGCAACATGCCGTGGAAGTCGGTCTATTTCGAGCAGGGGCAGAACCAGGACAAGTTCCTGCGCGAATCCGGGTTCCGCGAGTTCCCGGCCTTGTGCCCGCGCTGGATGACTTCGGGCGGCGACATCTACGGCAGCAGCCCGGGCATGGAAGCGCTGGGCGATGTCAAACAACTGCAGCACGAACAACTGCGCAAGGCGCAGGGCATCGACTACAAGACCAAGCCCCCGCTGCAGGTGCCCACGTCGATGAAGAGCCGCGACGTGGATACGCTGCCCGGCGGCATTTCCTTCGTTGATGCGGCAAGCCCCAGCGGCGGCATTCGCCCGGCCTTCGATGTCAATCTCGATCTATCGCACCTGCTGGCCGATATTCAGGACGTGCGCGGGCGCATCAATTCCGCGTTCTATGCGGATCTGTTCCTCATGCTGGCCAACGGCACCAACCCGCAGATGACGGCCACCGAAGTGGCCGAGCGTCACGAGGAAAAGCTGCTCATGTTGGGCCCGGTGCTCGAACGGCTGCACAACGAGATCCTCGACCCGCTGATCGAAATGACCTTCAGCCGCATGGTCGAGGCCAACATCGTGCCGCCCCCGCCCGAAGAACTGCAGGGCATGGATCTCAATGTCGAGTTTGTCAGCATGTTGGCGCAAGCGCAGCGCGCGATTGCCACCAACTCGGTGGATCGCTTCGTCGGCAATCTCGGCGCGGTGGCGCAGTTGAAGCCGGACGTGCTGGACAAGCTGGACGCCGACCGCTGGGCGGACGCCTACGCCGACATGCTGGGCATTGACCCGGAACTGATCGTGCCCGGCGAACAGGTGGCCATGATCCGCCAGGCGCGGGCGCAGGCAGCCGCGCAGGCAGCCAAGTCCGAACAGATGAACCAGGCCGCCGATACCGCGCAGAAGCTCGGCAGCGTGGATACCAGCAAGCAAAGCGCGCTGACCGACGTAACCAAGGCCTTCAGCGGCTACACCTAAAAGGAGCGGCACCATGACGACGATCAACCATAGCAAACTGCCCTCGGGCAACACCCGGACCCTGCTGATTCAGTGGGAAGCACTGGCCAACGGCGACGATGGCACCCCGGTGCCATTCAGCCAATACACGGACAAGAGCGTGCAGGTGGTCGGCACCTTCGGCGTGGGCGGTTCGGTGCGCCTTGAAGGCAGCAACAACGGCACCGACTGGGCAACGCTGACCGATGCGCAGGGCAACGACCTGAATATCAGCGCGCCAAAAATCGAGATGGTACTGGAAGCGACCCAGTACATCCGCCCCCGGGTGACGGCCGGCGACGGCAGTACCAGCCTGACCGTCGTTCTTTTGATGAAGGAGTAAGGCAATGAACAACTATCTCAAGGCCGCCGATGACGCGCGCCGCCTGCTCAAGGGCTTTGCCGCCATCCAGACGGTGGCCGATGCTTTCGAGCAAGTCGGCTCGCTGCAGCAGGTCGAGCAGGAAACCCGGGCGCGCATCGACACGCTCAAGGCGGACGCCGCACAAGCGGAAGCGGCGGTGGCTGCGGCACGCCGCGAGGCAGAAGCGCTGATCGAGGCGGCCAACCAGGAGCGGGGGGCGATTGTCGCCAGCGCCGAACAGCAGGCCGCTACCCTGATCGAGCAGGCCCAGGCCAGCGCGACCGCGCTTGTCGAGCAGGCGCAGGCAGCCGAAGCCGCAGCCCGTCAGGCGGCCGAAACAGCCGCCCAGGCAGCCGGCGAGGCGCAAGCGGCAGAGAAAGAGGCGCGTCACGAACTGGCCGAGACAGAAAAGAAGATCGACGCCGCTCGCGCACGCATTGCCAAGCTGCTGGGGAGCTGACATGAGCGAACCGCTGATCTACACCAGCAAGGGCAACCTGCCCGTTGCGTCGCTCGTCTATGCCCCGCGCTGGGAAGAAGCGGACGAATACATCAAGTTCTCTGAAACCTGGACGCTGGACGGCGAAGTGGTCAAGGAGAACGCCCACATTTACAAGAAGCGCGGCATGTTTGCCGAGTCGATTGCACAATCCATCGCCTAAAGGACAACCACCATGGCAAACACAGCAGGCATTTCCGGCGCAGCCAAGCAGGCCGCCCTCGCCGCCATCGTCGACGGCAAGGCCATGAAGGGCGCGCTCTATCTCGCCACGGCGACCACCGGCCCGACCAACGCCGCCTACACCGCGACCGGCGAACTGGCCGCGACGGGCAACTACGCGGCGGGCGGCGCTACCGTCACCAACGCGAACACGGCCGGGCTGACCTCGACCACCACCTTCTGGACGCCCTCGGCCTCGATTGTCTGGTCCAACCTGACCTCTTCGGGCGCATTTGATGCGGTGATGATCTACAGCACCACCGATGCCAACCGCAACATCGGCGTCTTTACGTTCTCGAGCCAGTCGATTACGGCCGGCACCCTGACGCTGACCATGCCGACCAACGACGCGACTACCGGCCTCGTCCGCTTCGCCTGATCCACCCACGGCGAAAAATCGCCAGGTAACTTAAAGGTAGCCGATGGCCATTGCATTCCGCGCCGCCGGCACCTGGACCGCCGGCACTACCTCAATCGCGCCGCCGCTGCCCGCCGGGGTGGCAGCGGGCGACTTGATGCTGCTGGCGGTCAATACCTCCAATCAGGCCGTCACCACGCCCTCGGGCTGGACGCAGGTAACGACCAGCCCGGTCAGCACCGGCACCGCAGGCACGGCAGGCGGGACGCGGATTACCCTGTATTACCGTTGGCGGCAGTCGGGCGACGGTGCGCCGACGGTTGCCGTCACCAGTGGCGAAAGCACGCAGGCGCGCATCTTCGCCTATTCCGGCGTTGATAACACCACCCCGTTCGATGCGACCCCGGTCGCCACCACACTGGCAACGGCCAACACCGCGCTGACGCTGGCGGCAATCACCACCGCCTCGGCAAACGCGCTGATCTTCTGGGCGGTCGGGCGCGACATCGACGCCAACGCGACGACCGGCGTCACGGCATTTACCAACGCCAACCTGACCTCGATCACTGAACGCAACGACCAGACGGTCACGACGGGAACGGGCGGCGGCTTGTGGGTGGGCGATGGCTTCAAGGCGACGGCCGGCAGCACTGGCACGACGGCAGTCACCCAGTCGTCGAGCATCGCGGTTGGCCTCACGGTCGCGCTGCGCCCCCTGGTAGATGTCACGGTCGGGCTGACCGGTAATACCTCGGCCGCTTCAGCCGGCGCGATCACGCCGAGCATTGCGGTCACGGTTGCCCTCACCGGGCAGTCAGCCACGGCAGCAGCGGGCGCGCTGGTGCCGTTTGCGCCCGACCGCACGGTCGCGCTGTCCGGTCAGGTAGTCACCACCGCAACCGGCGCGGTAACGACGCTGCACCAGATGTACGGCACAAATCAGGACTGGGGGCTGATTACCCAGACGCCGGCCGAGAGTAACTACGACTTTGGGGCAATCACCGACGCGCCGGGCTTGATGATCGACCTGCTCGGCCTGTGGGATGGCTTCACGGTTGCGCTGTCCGGCCAGGTGGCTGCGGTCAGCGGCGGCAGCCTCTACGCCTTCCAGCAGATTCTCGGCAAGTCGCAAGACTTCGGTTCGATCACCACTCCGCTGGAGGCCAGCTACGATTTCGGGCAAGTCGCCGTCGCGTATGGTGCAGCCGTCGATTTCGGCAACCTTCAAACGGCGGTAACGCTGGCCCTGTCCGGCCAGTTGGCCACGGTGGCCAGCGGCACGCTCACGCCGTCGATTGCGGTCAACGTCGCTTTGTCCGGGCAAACGGCCAACACCAGCGGCGGCACGCTGGCGGCAACGCAAGCGCTCTCGCGGGCGCTGACCGGGCAAACCGCGAGCGCAGCGGGCGGCACCCTGACGGCAAGCCAGGCATTGACCCGGGCGCTGACCGGTCAGCAAGTTGCCGCAAGCGCAGGCACGCTGACCCCGAGCATCGCCAACACGGTCGCGCTGTCCGGCCAGGTGGCGACCGCTACGCCGGGCACGCTCACGCCGACCATTGCCGTGACCGTGGCGCTGACCGGTCAGCAGGCGGCATCCGCAGCCGGCACCCTGACAGCGAGCCAGGCGCTGACGCGTGCCCTGACCGGTCAGCAAGTGGCCGCAACCAACGGCACGCTCACGCCGAGCATTGCGGTCAACGTCGCTTTGTCCGGGCAACAAGTCGCCTCGGCAGCCGGCACCACCACACCCAGCCAGGGCGCGGGCGATGTCACGGTGGCGCTCGGCGGGCAGGCACTGGCAGCTTCTGCCGGCACGCTGGCCACCAGCCAGGCGGTCACGCTGGCGCTGTCCGGCCAAGTTGTTGCGCCCACCCTGGGCAGCTTGACGACCAGCCAGGCGCTGGCCCTTGCCCTGAGCGGGCAGGCAGTCGCCGCAGCCGCCGGCAGCATGGCGGCCCAGCGTTCCCTGGCGCTGTCCGGCCAGGTGGCCACGGCGACCGGCGGCACGCTCGGCAAACAGATCACCATCGGCCTGCAGGGGCAGCAGGTCACTGCCGTCGGCGGCGCGCTGGCGACCAGTCAGGCCATCGTCATCCCCTTGAGCGGTGCCCAGCTCGCAGCGCTGACCGGCACCCTGACGGCGAGCGTTGTTTCCTACGGCTGGCCGAGTCCGGGCGACGTGCGCCTCGGCGTGCAATACGGCCCAACCGGCAGCGAATACACCGGCACGCTGACCCCGCAAAAAAATACCGTCCTGGTTCGCCGTCGCTAGGGTGCACGTACCTCGGCCAGAGGCGCTTAGATTGCGGGCATGAGCAATTACGACCCGACCGACCTCCGCAGCCAGGAGCGCACCAAGGCCGACAACGACCTGCGCAACAAGCTGGCGAGGGAAACGGAAGAATCGGACCTCAAGTGGCTCATGGGCAGCAAGCGGGGGCGTCGAATTATGTGGCGTCTTCTGGATCAAGCCGGGGTGTTCCGGCTCTCGTTCAACACCAACGCGATGCAGATGGCTTTCGCGGAAGGGAACAAGAACGCGGGCCTGCGCATTCTCGCAATGATTCACACGCTCTGCCCTGAGCTGTACCCCGTGATGGTCAAGGAAGCGACAAATGACAACCGAAACCCTGATGACGACCGAAGCCGCAACGACCACTGAAGGCGACGCCGCATCGCAGCAGGCTGCCACGACTGCTACCGTAGCAGATCAAGGCGGCCAACAGCAGCAAGCGACCGAAGGACAGACCACCGAAAGCCAGCCGGCGGACGGTGCGCAGGCCGAAGGCGACGCGGGCGCAACGCAAGGCGCACCCGAAAAATACGAGTTCAAGGCACCGGAAGGCCAGGTGTTTGACGCCAAGGTCATCGGCGCGTTCTCGGAAGTCGCCAAGGAACTGAACCTATCCAACGAGTCCGCGCAGAAGGTGCTCGACAAAGTAGCGCCGGCCCTCGCTGAAAAGCAGGCCGAACTGGTCGAGACCGCCAAGGCGGAGTGGGTTGAAACCGCCAAGGCGGACAAGGAATTCGGCGGCACCAAGCTGGACGAAAACCTTGCCCTGGCGAAAAAGGCACTCGATACCTTCGGCAGCCCCGAGCTGCGCACGCTGCTGAACGATTCCGGCCTCGGCAACCACCCGGAAATCATCCGGGCGTTTTACCGGGCCGGCAAGGCAATCAGTGAAGACTCGTTCGTTTCGGGCACTCGTGGCACTTCGGAAACGAAGTCCATTGCCCAGCGGATGTACCCCAACATGAACCCGTAAGGAGTAACGCAAATGGCAACCCTATCGACTGGCCAACTGACACTGGCCGATTACTCGAAGCGCATCAGCCCGGACGGCAAGATTGATCCGATTGCTGAAATGCTTTCCCAGCAAAACGAAATCCTCGAAGACATCGTCTACAAGGAAGCCAACCAGCCGACCAGTCACGTGGTCACGATCCGTACCGGCCTGCCCGCCGTGTATTGGCGTCAGTACAACGCGGGCGTTCCGTCCAGCAAGAGCACCACGGCGCAGATTACCGAACCGTGCGCCATGCTGGAAGCGCGCAGCCATATCGACGCCAAGCTGCTGCAACTGAACGGCAACAGCGCCGCGTTCCGCCTGTCCGAAGAATCGCCGTTCATCGAGGCCGCCGGTCAGGAAATGGTCGGCAAGCTGTTCAACGGCAACGTCGGCACCGACCTCAAGACTTTCTCTGGCCTCGCCACGCGCTACAGCTCGACCACTGCCGGCAACGGCGGCAACGTCATCCTGGCCGGCGGTGCGGGTTCCGATAACGCCTCGGTCTATCTGGTCGTGTGGGGCGAGCAATCGGTCTTCTGCCCGTTCCCGAAGGGTTCGAAGGCGGGTTTGTCCAACCGCGACCTCGGCGAAGAGTCGGTGCAGGACGGTTCCGGCGGCTGGTATCAGGCTGCCCGTTCCCTGTTCCAGTGGGACGCCGGCCTGGTGGTCAAGGATTGGCGCTACGTCGTGCGCATCGCCAATATCGATGTATCCGACTGGGTGGGCGTCACCGGTTCGCAAGCCTCGTCTGCCGCGACCAACCTCATCAAGCTCATGATGCGCGCCATCGCCCGCATTCCGAACTTCAGCATGGGCCGCGCCGCCTTCTACTGCAACCGGTCGATTCAGGAAGGCTTGATGATTCAGGCGCTCGAAAAGTCGTCCAGCGCGCTGGGTATCAAGCAGGCGCTTACCCAGTTCGGCGGCACCATGAACCAGCTTGAGTTCATGGGTATCCCGGTGCGCCGTGTCGATCAACTCGGCATTGCCGAAACCCTCGTTTCCTAAGGAGCAGCCAACATGATTACCGATGCACTTCTGCAGCTTTCGAGCGCGCAAACCGTCACGACCTCCGCCGTGTCCACCAACACCATCGACCTGTCGCAGAACCGCGACATCGGCCAGGGTGTCGATCTGTACGCCGTCTTCACCGTGGATGAGGCGGCGACCGCTTCGGGTGCGGCGACGGTGAACTTTCAGGTCATCACCTCGGCCTCGGCGAACCTGTCGTCGCCGACGGTCCTCGGGCAAACCGATGCCATCCCGAAAACGGATCTGACGCTCGGCCGCAAGCCGATCAGCGTCATGATCCCGTCTTCGGTGCTTCTGGCGCAGCCCATCGGCCAGCGTTACCTCGGCGTGCAATACACCGTGGCGACCGGGCCGCTGACTGCCGGCAAGTTCTCCTGTGCGATTGCGGACGCCGACATCGGTGTCGGCAAGAACTATCCGAGCGGCTTCACCGTCGTCTGATAGGGGTAGCCCATGGATACCATCAAGTGCGAAGTCGTCGCCGACAAAGTGTGGTTCTCGGCTGAAAACCGCTTTTTGACGGCCGGCGAAGTGGTCGAGTTCCCGAAGCAGGTCAAGAACTACACGGGCGACCTTGTTCCGTTCAAGGTCGGGGACTCGTTCAAGGTGCTTGCAGCCAAGAAGCAGGCCGGCGACAAGCAGGTCGCCGACCTCGTTTGATCTTCTCCATCGCGGAAGCCAGCGACTTGCGGGGGCCTGAGCGCCCCCGTCTTTTTTAGGGAACGACATGGCCTCAGATACCGACATCTCCAACCTGGCCCTGGCCCGCCTGGGCGACGAGGCCACCGTCGCCAGTATCGACCCGCCCGAAGGCTCGGCGCAGGCCGAACACTGCGCCCGCTTTTTTCCGATTGCCCGCGACTCGTTGTTGGAGATGCACGCCTGGAAGTTCGCCACCCGGCGCGCGCTGCTGGTCAAGCGCGCTGAATCGTCCTGGAACTGGCGCTATGCCTACAGCGCCCCCAGCGACGCGCTGCGCATTCTGTCGGTGCTGCCGGCGGACGGCGATTCGGATGACGACACGCAGGCCTATGATGTCGAAGGCGACGCCCTGGGCGGTGTGCTGATCCTCAGCAACCTCGACGACGCCAGCGTGCGCTACACCGTGGGTGTCAAGGATACGTCGCGCTTTCCGCCGCTATTCGTCGATGCCCTGGCCTGGCTGCTCGCCTCGCACCTCGCGGGGCCGGTGCTCAAGGGCGAAGCCGGCGCGGCCATGGCCAAGAGCTGCTACCAGCATTTTCTGGCAACTTACGGTCGCGCCGTCGAGTCCGACGCCAACCAGCGCAAGGTCCAGCCGGAGCACACCCCGGCCTGGGTTGCAGGGCGCTGACGATGGCCAATACCCGCACCCTGCAACGCGCCTTTGCCGGGGGCGAAGTCACCCCGGAATTTTGGGGGCGTATCGATGACGTGAAGTATCAGAGCGGCCTGGCAACCTGCCTTAATTTCATGGTCAAGCCGCACGGGCCGGTAGAAAACCGCCCGGGCTTCGCCTTCGTGCGCGAGGTCAAGGACTCGACCAAAAAAACCCGGCTGATTCCGTTCGTATTCTCGACCGATCAGACCATGGTGATTGAACTCGGCGCGGGGTATTTCCGCTTTCATACCAACGGCGGCACGCTGGAAAGCACCCCCGGCGTGCCTTATGAGGTGGCCAACCCCTACGCCGAGGCCGACTTGTTCGCCATTCACTTCGTTCAGTCGGCCGACGTGCTGACGCTGGTGCATCCAAACCACGCGCCGCGCGAGCTGCGCCGCCTGGGGGCGCTCAGTTGGCAACTGCTGGTCATCGCCTTCGCCTCGGCCCTGACTGCGCCGGGCAGCGTTTCAGCGGTGGCCTCGGGCGGCAGCGGGACCAACTACAGCTATGCCGTGACGGCGGTTGGTACGTCCGGCATTGACGAATCCTTGATCTCGGCACCGGCGTCCTGTTCCGGCAATCTGCTCGCCACCGGGGCCTACAACACCGTGACCTGGGCGGCCGTGAGCGGGGCGCAGCGCTATTTCGTCTATAAGTTCTCGGGCGGCAACTACGGCTATGTCGGGCAAACCGCCTCGCTGACCTTCATCGACGACAACATCACAGCGGACACCTCGCAGTCACCGCCCATCGTGACCAACCCGTTCGACGCCAGCGGCAATTACCCGGCGGCGGTGTCGTACTTCGAGCAGCGCCGCTGCTTCGCCGGCACGACCAACAAGCCGCAAAACTTGTGGATGACCAAGAGCGGCACGGAATCGAACATGAACTATTCGTTGCCGACGCGCGACGACGATTCCATCCAGTTCCGCGTGGCCGCGCGCGAGGCCAATACCATCCGCCATATCGTGCCGCTGACCAACCTGCTGCTATTGACCAGCAGCGCCGAGTGGCGCGTGACCTCGATCAACTCGGACGCCATCACCCCGGCCAGTGTCTCGGTGCGCCCGCAGTCCTTCGTCGGGGCCAACAACGCCCAACCCGCCATCATCAGCAACACCCTGCTGTACTGTGCCGCCCGGGGCGGCCACCTGCGCGAACTGGCGTACGACTGGCAGGCCGGCGGCTACGTGACCGGCGACCTGTCCCTGCGCGCGCCGCACCTGTTCGACGGTTACGACCTGATCGACCTGACCTACGCAAAATCGCCGTTTCCGGTCCTGTGGGCGGTATCGACCAGCGGGCTGCTGCTCGGCCTGACCTACGTGCCCGAACAACAGGTCGGGGCCTGGCACCAGCACAACACGGACGGCCTGTTCGAATCCTGCACGGTGGTTGCCGAGGGCGACGAGGACGTGCTCTACGTGGTCGTGCGGCGCACGATCAACGGCGCAACAAAGCGCTACGTCGAGCGCCTGCACAGCCGGCGTTTCGCCGAGCAGGCCGACGCCTTCTTCGTCGATTGCGGCGCGAGCTACAACGGCGTGCCGAACGACGAGATTACCGGCCTCGGCCACCTCGAAGGCAAGACGGTCAGCATCCTGGCCGACGGTGCGGTCCATCCGCAGCGGGTGGTGACGGGCGGCAAGGTCGTCCTCGATGTCGAGGCCAGCAAGGTACAGATCGGCCTGCCGATTACCGCCGATCTGAAAACCCTCCCGCTGGCGTTCGAGGTCGAGGGCTTCGGGCAAGGGCGAATGAAGAACATCAACCACGCCTGGATGCGCGTCTATCGTTCGTCGGGGATCTTCATCGGCCCGGACGCCGACCGCCTGGTCGAGGCCAAACAGCGCACCAATGAGCCCTACGGTTCCGCGCCTGCGCTGAAAACGGAAGAAATTGGCATGTCCGTCCTGCCCTCGTGGCGCGATGGCGGGCAGGTCTTTGTGCGGCAGGCGGACCCGCTGCCGCTTACGGTCGTCAGTTTGTCGCTCGACGTGTCGGTCGGCGGGTAGGGGGAACCATGAGCTTTACCACGTTAGCAGCAGCGGGGGCGATCAGTTCGGCGGTCGGCGCTTACTCGTCCGCCAAGGGGCAGAAAATCGCCCTGGAAGGCCAGGCGAATCTCGACAAGATCAACGCCCAGGCGCGGGCGCAGGCCTCAAGCACGCAAGCGGAACTCGACCTGGCCGATGCAAAGGGCAATTCCTACACGCTGAACGCGCAGGCCGAAGTCTCCGACCTCAACGCCCGCCTGCTCGACCTGAGCGCCGAGGATGCCCTGCTTGCCGGCCAGCATGAGGAACAGCGCGCACGCCTGGCCACCGCGCGTATCAAGAGCGCGCAGAAGGTGGCGATTGCCGCCAACGGCATCGACATGGCGGAAGGCACGCCGATTGAATTGCTGACCGGCACCGACTTGATGGGGGAAATCGACGCCCAGACGATCAAGGCAAACGCCGCGCGCTCGGCCTTCGGCTACCGCACGCAAGCCGTCAACGCGCGCGGCGATGCGACCCTGCGCAAGGCCCAGGCGGGGGCGCTGCTGACCAACGCCGAAGCGGCGACCAACGCCAGGAAAACCGGCGTTACCGGCCAGTTGGCCAACGACCTGGCGGCGGCCGACACCAAACGTGCCGGCGCGGCGGGTATCAACCCGGCCGTGGCCGGCATGAACTCGCTTATCAGCAACGGTACGCAGGTCGCCGCAAGCTGGTATCGATACAACAAAGCGAAAGGTTGAGCATGCCGCGCGTTCCGACTTACGACAATTTTCAGGTTTCTCCCAACGTGCGTGGCGGTCAGTTCGCGCCGGTATCCGCCCCCGTGCCATCCGGCCGCGCAGCGGGGCCGGTACAGGCGGGGCCGGGCCTGTCGCCCGCCCTGGCTGGCTTGCCCGGGCAACAGATGCAGCAAACCGGCGAGGCGGTGACGCGGGCCGGCGTCACCGCGCTGGAAATCCAGACGCAAGAGCAGCTTACCGCGAACCAGTTGCGCGTCGACGATGCCCTCAATCAGGCCAAGGAAGCCGCTTTGCGGCTGACCTATGACAAAGAGGTCGGCTTCACCAACCTGAAGGGCGTCAACGCCCTGGACCGCCCGGACGGCAAACCCCTGGCCGACGAGTACGGCGACCACCTGCAGAAGCGCATCAGTCAGATTTCCGAAGGGCTTGGCAACGACGCCCAGCGCTCGGCGTTCTCGCTGCGCGCCAACGATATGGTGGTGTCGCTGCGCGGCAGCGCCATTGCGCACGAGGCCAGCGAGTTCAAGAACTACGGCCTGTCCGTGGCGGAAGGCGTGCAGAGTACCGCCATGCGGGAAATCGGCCTGAATTACAACAACCCGCAGGTGGTTGATTCCGCCGTCGGGCGCATCAAGGCCGAGGCCTACCGGCAGGGGCAGCTACTCGGCAAGTCCGCCGAGTGGCAGGAAGCGCAGGCGCGCAAGCTGACCAGCAACGCGCACAAGGTCGCCCTGGTGTCCGCCCTGGAAAAAAACGACCCGCTCTATGCCGACGCCTATTTGCGCAAGTACAGCGACCAAATGGAAGCCGACGACATCCTGACCGTGCGCGGCCATATCACACGCGAGGTTGATACCCGCATCGGCACCAGCGTAGCCAGCGACGCCATGCGCCAGGTCATGCCGCGCATGAACCCGAGCGAAGCGACGCGCGCGTTCAACATCGCCGTCGGGGCAGAGTCAGGCGGCCGGCAGTTTGACGGCGACGGCAAGCCGCTGACCAGCAAGGCCGGCGCGATTGGCATTGCGCAAGTCATGCCGGCGACCGCCCCCGAGGCGGCCAAGATTGCCGGCCTTGAGTGGGATGAAAACCGCTACAAGACGGACGCCACCTACAACAAAGCCCTGGGCTTCGCCTACTTCCAGAAGCAGCTACAGGATTTCGGCGGCGACCTGTCGAAAGCCTATGCCGCCTATAACGCGGGTCCGGGGGCGCTGAAATCCGCCCTGGCGGCCGAGAAGAACCCGAAGAACGACACCGGCAAACACTGGCTCGACTTCCTGCCGAAGGAAACGCAGGACTACGTGGTCAAGAACATGAAGGCCTACGGTGCCGGGCAGGGGCAGGAACCCCGGCCGACCTTTGCCGAAATCGACGACGGGCTGCGCGCTGACCCGCGCCTGGCGGCAAGCCCGGCGCGCTACAAGGTCGCCCGTAGTGAAGCCGAACGCCTGTTCGAGGAACAAACCAAGGCGCTCAAGCAACGGGATGACGAAGCCGTCGCCACGGCCATGCGCGGCATTATCGAAACCGGCGGCCGGGTATCCGACCTGCCGGCCAGCGTGCGGGCTGCCGTGCCGCCCAAGGAAATGGACAACCTGTTCAGCTTTGCGCAGAAAATCGCCAAGGGCGACGACACCAGCAGCATGTGGCTGTACAACAAGCTGGCCGGCAATCCCGACACCCTGGCGCGCATGAGCGACGACGAATTCTTCGCCTTGCGCCGGGAATTGTCCGAAGCGGATTTCAAGCACTTCAGCAACGAGCGCGCCAAGCGCAACGGCTCTGCTCCCGGCAGCAACGGCCCGGGCGACCTCAACAGCCAGGCCATCAAGCAAACGCTCGACGAGCGCCTGCGCATGCTGCAGATTGACCCGACACCCAAGGACGACGGCGGCAGCGATGCTGCACGCATCGGCGGCATGCGCCGTTTTGTCGATCAATACTTCGTCGCTGCCCAGCGCGAGGCCGGCAAGAAATTCACGGATGCCGAGGTGGCCCAGCATATCGACGCGCTGTTCGCCAAAAACGAAACCTTCCGGGGCTGGTTCTCCAACTCGTCCGGGCCGATGCTCGGCATGAAGGCCGGCGACATCCCGAGCGAGGCCAAAGACAACATCAAGGCGGCTTACAAACGCCAGGGCGTCGATAAGCCGACCGACGCGCAACTTCTCAATGCTTACTGGAACCTGAAGGTCGCCCGCAAATGAGCAACGAATTCGACGCCGCCGTATCCAGCAGCCTGCAACCTGACCCGGCGCAAGCGGCGCGGGTTGGTTTTGCCGCAGCCGCCGACACCAACCCCGACGCCTACGCCGAAGCGCAGCGCGTCGCCCGGCGCACGGGGGTGCCCGTCGATACCGTCTTCGCCATGCCCAAGGAAATGAAGCGGCAGGACGCCCTCGGTTCGATTGATTTCGACACCCTGGCGAAGACTTCGCCGACCACGGCGGCGCTGCTGGCGGACGTGGAAAAAGCGAAGATTTCCCACGACGACCACGAGAATCTGAGTGCCATCGAGAGCACGCTGCAGTTCGTCAAGAATACCGGGCGGGCGGGTGCGTCCGGGGTCTTTGGCATGAATGCCGGTATCGTCGGCGCACTGCAGGCACCGTTCGACCTGGCCGCGCCCGTGCTCGACCCGCTGGTCGGCAAGCTGCTCCCTGAGAATCCGCTGCGCCGCGTGGCGTCCGGCCTCAGTGGTTTCCGGCGAGAGATTGACACCACGGCGAAGGGCTACATGCCGAAGGGCGACGGGGTGCTCGAAAGCGGCTATTACAGCGGCATTGGTTCGCTGGCCCGCAACCTGCTGGCGTTGCCGCTTGCCTTTCTGCCGGGCGGGCAGTCGGCTGCGCTGGCGGCCATGGTCGCTCCCGTCGGCGGCGAAGAGTACGGCAAGGCGCGCGACAAGGGCATCGCGCCGGTTGAGTCGGCGGTCTACGGTTTGTCGCAGGCGACCATCGAGTACGCCACCGAAAAGCTGCCCATGTCCTGGCTGCTGAAAGACCTGAAGGCCGGCACGCCGTTTCTGAAAACGCTCGGCCATCAGGCCATCAGCGAAGTTCCCGGCGAGCAGATTGCCACCGCGCTGCAGGACATGAACGAGTGGGCGACGATCAACCCGCAGAAATCGTTCTCCGACTACCTGGCCGAGCGGCCCAACGCCGCAGCGCAAACCCTGATTGCTACGCTGGTCGGTGTCGGCGGGCAGGTTTCCGTGGTCAAGAGCCTGGACAGCACCATCGCCCTGGCAACCGGACGGGTGAATAAAGCGCAAGAGGCTGACAGCACGGCGGAACTGCTCGGTCGCCTGAACGAATTGGCCGCCGCCAACAAGGTGCTGCAACGTGACCCGGCAACCTTCGAAGCCTTCGTCGCTCAGGCGGCCGAGAGCGGCCCGGTGCAGGACGTGTTCCTCAGTGCGCAAACCCTGCAGCAGTCCGGCCTGGCCGAGCAACTGGCGGCGGTATCGCCCGCCGTGGCCGAACAATACGCCAGCGCGCTGGCCACGGGCGGCGACTTGCGCATCCCGGTGGAAGAATACACGGCGCGTATCGCTTCGACCGAACTGGCACAGCCGCTGTTCGATCACCTGAAGACGGAACCGGAAGGCTTCACCCGCGCCGAGGCGCAGGAATACCTGCAGAGTGGTGCGGCGCAGGAGTTGCAAGCCGAGGTCGAGCGCGCGCTGGAAGAGAAGGACGGCGACGAGTCCTTCAAGGCATCCGCCGAGGTGGTACGTTCTGAAATCCGCACGCAACTGGACACGGCCGCGCGCTTCACCCCGCAGGTGAATGACGCCTATGCGGCCATGGTCGGCAACTTCTACGCGGTCACGGCGGCCAAGATGGGCACCACGCCCGAAGCGTTGTTCCAGAAGTACCCCCTTCAGATCGGTGCTGAATCGGTCGCCGGCCAGCAATTCGACCAGGGCGCTGGCGAAACCGAGGGCGGGGTCTATACTCAAAGCAAGAAGGCAAAACGCGATGACTACACCCTCGACCTCTTTGGTGTACCCGATAACTCCCGAGCGGATACTGCTGCCGGACGACCTGCCGCAGGACGACCGGACGGCGAGCTATCACGTAACGACGCCCCCGGCACCTATGCCACCCGCACTGAGCTTGTCCAGGAAAACACCCGGCAACTCGGCACCGACCGCGTAACCACGCCGCAAGAAGCTGCGCAGGCATTGGCCTACCTCGCCAAGGGGGCGGTCGAGCGTTTCGATGCGCTGGTCACTGACAAGGACGGCAAGCCGCTAGCCATCGTCGGCGCGTTCAAAGGGGCATTGACGCAGGCGTCCGTGTTCCCCTCGACCTTGGCCGGCGAAGCCTTCCGCATCAACGGCGCGGCAAATATCTGGTTTGCGCACAATCACCCGAGCGGCACCAACGAACTGAGCAACGCCGACCGCGCCATGCACAGCACCCTGGCCGAAGTGTTCCGGGGCAGTGAAATCACGTCGCGCGGCCTCTTCGCCATTGCCGGCAAACAAGGCGACGGCCGCAACTGGGTATTTGAACCCACCCCGGAGAGCCGTTATAGCCCCGAGCCGGACGTGCGCGGGGCATCCACCGCGCCGGCCGCTACTGCATCTGTTCCCGTGGTCGAGCGCGTCTATACGGAAGAGGGCGACCTCGGCCCGCCGATTACCTCGCCGACCAACGCCAAAGCCATGGCCAAGCAACTGGCCGGCGACCAGGCGGGCGTGGTGCTCATGACGGCGCAGAACAAGCCGGTGGCCTTCGTGCCGCTGGATTCCGCCGAGGTTGGCGTGTTGCGCCGAAGCGGCCGCATGGACGCGCTTTATCGCGCCTTGTCGGTAGCCAATGCCGGGGCGGCTATCATCGTGAATAACGGCACCCTGGGCGACCAGATGGCGCAAAACCTTGCCGGCCTGTTCAACAGCCTTGATGTCCGCGTGCTCGACGTGATGGATACCAGCGGCGACACGGTGCAATCCTGGGCCGAACAGGGCAAGCGTTTCGACGACCGCGCTTTCAACCAGGGCGCGCGTGGCAGTTTCAACCCGGCAACGCTGCGCCTTACCTTGCTGAAGAATGCCGACCTTTCGACCTTCCTGCACGAGTCCGGCCACTTCTTCCTTGAGGTGCAGGCCGACCTCGCCGGCAAGGTACAGCAAGAGGCGGCCATCCACGGTGCCGATACGCTCACGCCGGGCGAGCAACAGATTCTCAAGGACATGCAGGCGACGCTCGACTGGTTCGGCGTGCGCGACCTCGGCGAGTGGAACGCGCTCGACTTCGAGGAAAAGCGCAGCTATCACGAGACTTTCGCGCGCGGATTCGAGGCGTACCTGTTTGAAGGCACCGCCCCCAGTATCGAAATGCAAGGCGTCTTCCAGCGCTTCCGCGCCTGGCTGCTCAATGTCTACAAGGACATGAAGGCGCTGAACGTCGAGCTGACCGACGAAGTGCGCGGCGTGTTCGACCGCATGCTGGCGACCACGGAGGAAATCAAGCTGGCCGAGCAAGGGCGCTCGATGATGCCACTATTCACCTCGCCCGAGCAGGCGGGCATGACGCCGGCCGAGTTTGCCGACTATCAGGCGCTGGGCACGGACGCCACCAACGAGGCTATCCAGGATCTGCAGGCGCGTGGCCTGCGCGACATGCAGTGGCTGCACAATGCCCGGGGGCGCATCATCAAGCGCCTGCAGAAAGAGGCTTCCGCCAAGCGCGCCGAGGTTCGCATGGGCGTGCGGCGCGAGGTCATGCGCCAGCCGGTCTATCGCGCCTGGCAATTCCTGACGGGCAAGCTGACCGCCGACGACCAGATCGAGCCGGCGGCGCGCGCGAAGTCGGACCCCGACATCCTCGACGAGGCGCAGGACTCGCTGTTCGTGGCCATCGCCAAGCTGGGCGGCATCAGCAAGGACGAGGTGGTCGGCACCTGGGGAATTGACCCCAAGGACAAGCCGACCAGCGGCCTGTTCGGCAAGCCCCTGTGGCGCGTGGAGGGCAAAGGGCTGTCCATCGACGGCATGGCCGAGGCCTTGAGCCAGCGCGGTTATCTCGACCTCGACGAGCACGGCAAGTGGGACATCCGCGAACTCGAAGAAAAGTTCAAGGCGGAACTCGGCGGCGATACCCAGTATTCGACCGCCTATGACTACGCCAGTCAGCAAGACCCCGGACGCGCAGGCGACCAGATCGCCAATCCGCTCGCACTATCCGCCGGGCGGCTGGACCGCGCAGCGCTTACCGAAATCGGCTTGCCGGCTGAAATCATCGAACACCTGAAGACTTTGCGCATGACGGCCAAGGACGGCCTGCACCCCGACCTCGTGGCCGAGTTGTTCGGCTTCACCTCGGGCGACGAGCTGGTGCGCACGCTGGCCGCTGCGGAAACCCCCAAGGCTGAAATCGAGGCGCTGACGGACGTGCGCATGCTCGAACGCTATGGCGACTTGTCGAGCGAACAGGCTATCGAGCGGGCGGCCGACAAGGCCATCCACAACGACGTGCGGGCGCGCATGATCGCCACCGAACTGAACGCCCTGGCCAAGGCGACCGGCAAACCCAAGACGCTGGCCAGCGCGGCCAAGGGCTACGCAGCGGCGATGGTCGCCCGGCTCAAAGTGCGCCATATCAAGCCCGGTCAGTACGCCAGCGCCGAGGTACGCGCCAGCAAAGCCGCCGAGAAGGCGAGCAAGGCCGGCGACCTTGCCACGGCGGCGGCAGAAAAGCGCAACCAGCTTATCAACAACTACGCCACCCGTGCCGCCTATGACGCGCAGGAGGAAGTCGACAAGATCGTTCGCTATCTTCGCAAGTTCGAGAACGAAGGTTCGCGCAAGGGGCTGGATGTCGATTACCTGGTGCAGATCGACGGCTTGCTGGAACGCTTCGACCTGCGCAAGGGGCAATCCCTGAAGGCCATCGACAAGCGCGAATCACTCGCCAAGTGGATCGAGGCGCAGGAAAGCGCCGGACTTGAGCCGGACCTGCCCGACTGGCTGACCCTGGAATCGAACAAGACCCACTACAAGAACCTGACCGTCGAAGAGTTGCGCGGCCTGCACGATGCCGTGCGGCAGATCGAGCACCTGGGCCGGCTGAAAAAGAAACTGCTGACGGCACGGGATGCGCGCGAACTGGACGCCATCGTGCGCGAAATCGCTGACAGCATGATCGCCAATGCCGGCGGGCGCATCGTCGATAACGAAGCGCGCAACGAATTGGGCTCGAAGTTCAAGCAGTTCGGCCGCTGGGCGATGGCCGCCCACCGCAAGTCCGCCAGCGTCGTCCGGGAAATGGACGGCTTCAAGGATGGCGGGCCAATGTGGGAATACTTCATTCGTTCGATGAACGAGGCCGGGGAGCGCGAAGCCACGATGCGCGCCGATGCGGCCGAACGCCTGCACGCACTGGCCAAGCCGGTACTCGCCAACGGCAAGCTCGGCGGCAAGGGCAAACACTTCCCGACGCTTGACCGTAGCCTGAACCGGGGCGAAATCCTCGCCATGGCCTTGAACATCGGCAACGAGTCCAACCTGCAGCGCCTGCTCGGTGGCAAGGGCTGGACCGAAGGCCAGATCAAGCCGGCGCTCGACACGCTAACCGCGACCGATTGGGCTTTTGTGCAAGGCGTGTGGGATTTCTTCGAGTCCTACCGGCCGCAGATCGCCGCCAAACAGATGCGCATCTATGGCAATGAGCCCGACTGGATCGCCCCAGGCAACCTGCTGCTGGCGCGCATCGCCGACGAACAAGGCATGCCCTTGCGCGGCGGGTACTACCCGGTCAAGTACGACCCGCGCCAGTCGGGCAAGGCGGCCGAGTTTGACGACGCGGAAAGCGCCAAGGCCATGATGCGCGCGGCGCACACGGCGTCGACCACGCGCCGCAGCTTTACCAAGACGCGCGCCGAAGAGGTCGTCGGCCGCCCGCTGCTGCTGACCTTCGACGGCATCTGGCAGGGGGCCAACGAGGTGATTCACGACCTGACCTGGCACGAGTGGCTGATCGACGCCAACCGGCTGCTGCGCCGACTGGACGGCCCCATGCGCGACCACTACGGGGCGCAGCACGTCGACGCGCTGCGCAAGGCGGTCAAGGACACGGCGCGCGGCGATATGCCGGCAGCCAACAACCTGGAACGCTCGCTCAATCATCTGCGCACCGGGAGCACCGTGGTTGGCCTGGGCTGGAACCTGACCACTGCGCTGCTGCAGCCGCTCGGCATCACGCAATCGATGGTGCGGGTCGGGCCGGCCTGGATTGCGCGCGGCTTGCGCGACTTCTATACGCACCCGGTCGAGAAGGCGGCCGAGGTGCAGGAAAAATCCGAGTTCATGCGCAACCGGGGGCGCACCTTCATGCGCGAAATCAACGATGTCCGCAACCAGCTTGAATCGGATAAGGGCGAGGTGCGCAGCGCGGTGGAAGCCTCGTTCTTCGTCCTGATCCAGAAGCTGCAGGCGACGGTGGATTACCCCACCTGGCTGGGTGCTTATGAAAAGGCCGTCGCCGGGGGCAACGACGAAGCGCGCGCAATCGCTTTGGCCGATCAAGCGGTCATCGACGCACAGGGCGGTGGGCAAATCAAAGACCTGGCCGAAGTGCAGCGCGGCCACCCGGCAATGAAGCTATTTACCAACTTCTATTCGTTCTTCAACGTGGCGCTGAACCTGGCGGTCGAGCGCACCAAGGCGACCGACTTCAAGAAACCGGGCAACGTGGCCGCCCTGGCCGGCGACTACGTGCTGCTCCTGGTGCTGCCGTCGGCGCTGGGGGCGCTCCTGAAATCGGTGCTGAAGGGCGGCGACGATGACGAGGACAAACTGCTGAAGAAGGTGGTCGAAGAGCAGATCGGTTTCCTGCTCGGCCTGTTCGTCGGGCTGCGTGAAACAACCACGGCGGTGCAGCTTGCGACCGGGGTTGGCAATCCTGGCCTGGGTTACGGCGGCCCGGCAGGCGTGCGCTTCTTCGCCGAGCTGCAGAAGCTGGGCCAGCAGATCGGCCAGGGCGAGGCGGACATGGCCCTGTTCAAGGCGGCCAATTCGGTTGCCGGGATCCTGTTCCATTACCCGGCCGGGCAGGTCAATCGCCTGGTCGAAGGCATGGCGGCTCTGCTCGACGGGCGCACCAACAACCCGCTCGCGCCACTGGTCGGGCCACCCCCGAAGAACTGAGGGTGCACGTAGCAAGCACCTTGGGAGATAGCCTTACGGCAATCTCTCGGGAGTGCCGCGCATGACAATTTCCAGCCCTACCAACAAAGCCGGGCCGTTCTTCGCCAACGGGCTGGTGACGACGTTTTATTTTGATTTCCGCGTGTTTCAGGCGTCCGATGTTCAGGTCGTCAGTACGGATATTGCGGACATCGACACCAACCTAACGTCCGGCTATACCGTGGCGCTGAACGCGAACCAGGGCACGCAGCCGGGCGGCTATGTCCGCTTCCAGACGGCCCCCGCATCGGACGTGCGCATCACGATCCTGCGCAGTCTCGACATGACGCAAGGCACCTCGTTACCGAATCAGGGCGGCTTTTACCCGAAGGTTATCGAGAACGCCCTGGACAAGCTGACCATGCTGGTTCAGCAGCTATCCGAGCAAGTCGGCCGCGCCTATAAAACCTCGGTCGTTTCGCCGGCCATCGATAACCTGGGCGGTTATCTGCAACAGGCCGAAGCGGCGGTGGGCGAGGCGGAAACGGCAGCAGCAGCGGCCGAAGCGGCGGTGGTCGAGGCGGAGACAGCAGCGGCAGCGGCCGCCGTCCATGCTGGACAGACGGCAGCGTACCTGATCGAAGCGGCCGCCGTGGTCGCCGCAGCAACAGACCCGGTAGCGGCCGTCGTCACGGCCTATATCGACGGCCATATGCCGACCGGCCAACCGACGGACTTCAGCGCCATTTATTCGCCGGGGGGCTGGGATATGGGCACGGTGGTCCCTGACGCACCCTTCATCAATGAAGCATTTACCCGCCGAGCAAGTCTGTCGGTCGGCAGCGGCATCTTTAATTTTGGAACACTCACGTAAGGAGAACACCCCATGTCCGATCAGGTACAACTACGCGGCGGCACTACCGTAGAACATGCGTCTTTTACCGGCGCAGTCCGGGAAGTCACCGTCGACACCACCAAGAAAACCCTTGTCATCCACGATGGCGCGACGATGGGCGGTACGCCGCTGCTGCGCCAGGACCTGGCCAACCTGCCGGCGGCATCTGTCAGCTATGACGATCTCGCAGCCGGCGTGCTCGACCCCTTGCTGTTTTACAAGGTTGACGCCTTCTCGCCGGCCTTCACCAAGACCGGCGCAGGCACCTTGAGCGTCAAGGCCGGCACCTCGGCCATGGTGGCGGGGGTCAAAGTAGCCTGGGCGGCCGATACCGCCATCACCATGCCGACCCTGACCGGCGGCAACGATTACGCAATCTATGTGTGTACCGACGGCACGATCCGCGCCGACGCCAACACCTCGGCACCGTCCGGCTACAACACCGGCAACAGCCGGAAAATCGGCGGCTTCCACTATGGCCTGGTCGCCAGCGGTACCACAGTGGCCGGCGGCAGCTTTGCCACCACGGGCAACGGCATGATCTGGACGCAGGGCGACGTGGACAACATCGCCGGCATCAACAAGTTCAGCTTGTGGGATCTGAAGTTTCGCCCGAGGGTCAGCGACCCGCGCGGCATGGTGCTCGTCAATGATTCGTTCTGGTGTGACATTTACCTGTGTTCCACCGACGTGGATACCAACGGCACCAGCAAGGCCGGCACCAACATTGCGTCGGGTACTGTCCTGCCGAAGATTCCGACCGTGTTCGGCGGCAATGGTACGACCACCTACCCTTCGCTCAACTGGTGGGTCGCCAACGAACTGGCGGCCGCCCGTGCCAAGCGCTTGATGTTCGAAACCGAATTCGTCAGGGCCGCGTTCGGCGTGACTGAAAACCAGTCGATTGATGCGACCGCCTCGACCTACCCGACCACGCAGCGCAACGCCGGCTACACCTCCAAGTGGGGCTTGGAAGAGGCGAGCGGCCATCACTGGACCTGGGGTCAGGACTCGAACTTCAACAGCGAAGCGGCGAGCCCGGCCGGCACCAACAAGACCGTCACCGGCAACACGGGCGCAGCCGGTAGCGAGCGCGGTTCTACCTATACCTTCGGCACCTACGGCTTATCTCGCGTGGTTCTCGGCGGCACGCGTGCGAACGGTGTGAACTCTGGTTCTCGGGCTTCCAGCTGGGGCAACTACCCGTGGAGCTCGTACTTGAGCATCGGGCTGCGGGCCGCCTGTGACCACATGACGCTTGTATAGCGAGCGCAAGCGAGCGGACACGCATCATGCAAACGCTGACTGACGAACATACCAGCCTGAAGCAAATGGCGATTGTCGAGCGCTT